AGAAGAAGGTCATCCGACGCAAGGATGACCCGAACGACGTTGACATGTACGCCGAAGGCGGGACCACCAAGTCCAAGGTCAACGAAGCGGGCAACTACACCAAGCCCGGTATGCGCAAGTCGCTCTTCGAGAAGATCAAAGGGCAGGCTACGCAGGGCACGGCGGCAGGTCAGTGGAGCGCCCGCAAGGCGCAGCTTCTGGCCAAGCAGTACAAAGCCAAGGGTGGCGGGTATCGTGACTAAAAAGCCTCAGCAGTCTCTGAAGGACTGGACTGACCAGAAGTGGAGGACCAAAAGTGGTAAACCGTCTAGTAAAACTGGTGAGCGATACCTTCCAGAAGCTGCGATCAAAGCTCTCTCGCCCCAAGAGTACGCCGCCTCAACCCGAGCAAAACGAGCAGGCAAAGCCTCCGGCAAGCAGTTCGTAGCCCAACCCAAGGCCATCGCTAAGAAGACCGCGAGATTCAGATGACAACTTCAGGCGTAGCCGCGTTTGACCTCGACCTCAATGAGATTGTCGAGGAAGCCTTCGAGCGTGCCGGTGGCGAGATGCGCACCGGTTATGACTTGCGCACGGCCCGTCGCAGCCTGAATCTGTTGTTTGCCGACTGGGGTAACCGGGGCGTCAACATGTGGACGTTCGAGCAGAACGTCATCACCTTGGCTACTGGTCAGCCGACTTACGCACTGCCGGACGACACGGTGGATTTGCTCGACCACGTCATTCGCACCAACGCCAACGTCCCCAACAACCAAGCCGACCTGACCATCACCCGGATCAGCGTCAGCACCTACGCCACCATTCCCAACAAACTGATCACAGGCCGACCCATTCAGGTCTGGATTCAGAAGCTGTCGGGCCAGGACTCTGTGCTTGCCGGGACGCTGCAGGCCACCATACTGGCCGACACCACGTCGATCCCAATCACTTCGCTTGCCGGTGTGCCCAACGCGGGCTTCATCAAGATTGACAACGAACTGATTGCGTTCAACGAGGTGCAGCCCGCTAGTGGCGGCAATCCGGCATTGCTGTTGAACTGCGCCCGTGGCCAAGCCGGTACGACCGCTGCAGGCCACTCGTCTGGCGCGGCCATCATCCTGTCGCAGAAGAACAGCATCACCGTCTGGCCAACGCCTAATCCGGGCACGACCTACCAGTTTGTGTACTGGCGGCTGCGCCGCCTGCAGGACGCCGGTGGTGGCGTCAAAACGATGGACGTGCCGTTCCGCTTCCTGCCCTGCCTTGTGGCCGGTCTGGCGTACTACATCGCGCTGAAGGTGCCTGATGGGTTGAGCCGTTTGCAAGTTCTTAAAGAACAGTACGACAAGGCGTGGATGATCGCCGCAGGCGAGGATCAAGAGAAGGCGGCGGTGCGGTTCGTGCCCCGGCAGATGTACATCGGGAGCGGCACCTAAATGGGCAACCGGTTTGCGTCAGGCAAGAATGCGATTGCGCAGTGTGACCGCTGCGACTTTCGGTTCAAACTCACGCAACTGCGCAAGGAAGTTGTTAAGACCAAGACCTACAACCTCTTGGTCTGCCCGGTCTGCTGGGACCCCGACCAACCGCAATTGCAGTTGGGCATGTACCCGGTCGATGACCCGCAAGGCTTGCGCAACCCGCGTCCTGATCTGAGTTACGTGCAGTCGGGGAATACGGGGCTGCAGATTGTGGACACGACGGCAACCACGCAGGATGCGGTGGGTTTCCCGAGTGAAGGCAGTCGGGACTTCCAGTGGGGCTGGAACCCGGTTGGTGGTTCGCGTGGCCCCGATGCTGGGCTGACGCCCAATAACCTTGTATTAACCATCCAAATTGGTACAGTCACAGTTGTGACGGCATAGGAGCTAAAAATGGCAGGCGTTAAAGAAATGCTGAAGAAGCACATGGCCAAGGGAAAGGGTGCACACCCTGATCCCGCCGTAAAAGGAATGCGCGCTGGTGGCAAGACCAACAGCGACATGCTGAAGATGGGTCGTGGTCTGGCCAAGGTGGCCAACCAGATGAATCCTGGCCGCAAGCAGAAAGGTGTCTGACATGGCAACCTACAAGACTCCCAAGCCGGTGGCCACACCGGTTGTTGGCGCTGACGACATCAAGAAGGCGCTGCGCATGGACGTGTCCGTGGCCAACATGCACTCCAACGAGTACAAGCCGACCAAGACTTCGGGTATCAAAATCCGTGGTACTGGCTGCGCCACCAAGGGCACGATGGCCAGGGGACCGATGGCGTGAACTACACGCAACTCAGCAACGCCATCCAGGCGTATACCGAAAACCCGAGCAGCGATTTCGTTGCTCAGATACCCGTTTTCGTCCAACAAGCTGAGCAGCGCATCTACAACACGGTTCAGTTCCCTTCGCTTCGCAAGAACGTCACCGGCTACACCACGGCAAACAACAAGTACCTTCAGTGCCCCTCAGACTTCCTGGCGGTGTACTCGATGGCGGCAGTTGACGCCACGGGGTCGTACGAGTACTTGCTGAACAAAGACGTGAACTTCATCCGGCAGGCGTACCCGAACCCGAGCACGGACAAGGCGATCCCCCGCTACTACGCACTGTTTGGCCCGCAATCTTCAGATCAGGATGAACTGACGTTCATCCTTGGCCCCACGCCCGACGCGTCGTACGAGATCGAGCTTCACTACTTCTACTACCCCGAGTCAATCACGGTGGCTGCAAATGGCCAGACTTGGTTGGGCGACAACTTCGACACGGTACTGCTGTACGGTTCGCTCGTCGAAGCCTACACCTACATGAAGGGTGAGCAGGACATGCTTGCGCTGTACAACCAGAAGTACATGGAAGCCCTGCAACTTGCCAAGCGTCTGGGTGATGGTCTGGAGCGCAGCGATGCGTACCGCAGTGGCCAGTCGCGTCTGGCTCCGCTGCCGCAGAATAACGGGGTCAAGTAATGCCCATCGAGCAAGGCGCGACCAATCAGTTCAAGGTGGGCTTGGCCTCTGGCCAGTTCAACTTCAGCACTGACACGTTCAAGATGGCGCTCTACACGGGCGGTGCCAGTATTGGGCCGACCACGTCTGCGTACACAACGGCAAGCGAAGTTGCTTCTGGCGGGGGTTACACCACGGGTGGGAATGTTTTGACCGTCAGCGTCGCGCCTACGACTGGCCCCAACCCTAACAACACGACAATGTACTTGTCGTTTGCCAACGTCACGTGGAACCCGGCATCGTTTACTTGCCGTGGTGCACTGATCTACAAAGTTGGTGGGGGCAACCCCACTGTTTGCGTCCTTGACTTCGGCGGCGACAAAACAGCCACCACCTCTTTCCAAGTGCAGTTCCCCGTTGCGGACAGCACCAACGCGATAATTCGAGTCGAGTAATGTTTAGCGCAGACGGATCAGCAGAAGTCGGCACCGTTTTGGTTCACTCGGTGAGTCATCGCGGCTTTACGCCTGACGAGCTTGCCGAACAGGCTCTGAACAAAATAATTTATGTGGGGGATCAATCCCATCCGGCCATCCGCGATCAGGCCAACGCCTATCGTGACCATATCCGGGCGGTGTTGACCTTCTATATGCAGCGTGCAATTCAGTCGAACAATACGACTCTTGCAAACCGGCTCCGTGAAGCGGGCCATCCTGAACTTGTAAAACTTTTGGAGGCTTGAAATGCCCGGATTCACCACAGCAATGCCGACCTCCTTCAAGGTAGAAATCTTGAGGGCTGTCCACAACTTCACCGCCTCGACGGGCAACACCTTCAAGATCGCTCTTGGTAAGGCCACTGCGTCCGTCACCGGCACTTATGGCGCTGCCACGACGAGTTACACCGACCTGACCGGCAACAGCGACGAACTGCCCAACGGCAGTGGCTACACCACGGGCGGCAACACGCTGACTTCGGTTACGCCGGTTGCTGATGGCACCACGGCGGTCTGCGACTTTGCAGACACCACCTGGACCTCGGCGACGTTCATCACGTCGGGCGCGATCATCTATAACGACACGGCGTCGGGTGACCCCGCTTGCGCGGTGTTGTCGTTTGGTGGTGATCAGCAGGTGTCGTCTGGTGACTTCACGATCCAGTTCCCATCTGCCACAGCCTCGACCGCCATCATTCGGATTGCGTAAGTGAGTTAACGTGGCAACCGGATGGGGTGACCGCCCTTGGGGCTTTAACAATTGGGGCGGGGAAGGCACAATCCTTCCCCTTTCCGGTTGGGGCGCCGACACCTGGGGCGCTGGTCCGTGGGGTCAGAACAGCATCTCCGTCCAAGGTACAGGTGCTGTTGGCACAGTATCGTTCTCCGTTTCTGTCACGTTTATCCCGACAGGGGTTTCCGGTACCGGTGCAGTTGGTACCACAACACCGCAGGTCCGATTCACGCTCACGGGTGTATCGGCAAACGGTCAGATTGGCACCGTTACCCCAGAGGTAGCGTTTACGCCAGCGGGGGTCCAAGGCGTTGGCCAAATTGGCAACTTCTTTGTCAACGTCAACGACTTCATCATCCCGATTGGGGTTGAAGGTGTTGGCGCGGTTGGCACGCCAACCCTACAACC